AAGCGTTCCAATGCGCTTGGCTTTTTTGGCTCTATTATTGGGCGGAACAGTTCGCCATAAGCCGAGCTGCGGAACAGGCGGCCGGCGATCTTGGTCTGCGTGCCGCCAATCAGACGCACGGCGAGCCCGCGGCTGATGGTTTCACCGCATAAATCCTTCACCTGGCCTATCACGTTATCGCACGCGGCCTCGATTTTGTCCGACCGCCTCAGCTGCAGGTGCCGCTTTTCTGGCTCCTGCGCCCTGATCCGGCTCAGCAGCTGTCGTCTTTCACGCCTGCTCATGCCGTCCAGGTCGATATTGTCGAAACTTTCCGGCGGGTTCGAATCCTCAGATCTCAAACCTCCCGTACAGTTATTGACAGAACTCCGAGAGGACGCGGACGCGTCCTTAAATTCAAAACCCAAATTAACGGCACGTTTCGGGACAATCTTCCACTGCGCCAGACGGGTGAGGATCGGCGTGTCTTCGCCAACTTCAGTTGCGTAAACGCCCTTGATGCGCACGGTTTCCTCACCGTACTCGTTCACGTCTTCGCTGGCCTGATACCAGGTGCGCACGGCCAGCTCGTCGCGGCGCACAAACGGGCCGCCCTGCGCGTTAACGTATCCTGCCCAGTCTCCCGCGTCGGCAGCGTCATGTGCGGCTGCAAACTCAACGCTGAGGCCGTGCGCGGTGTCGCTGTCAGCCAGGCGGCGCAGCTCGCGGTAAACCGTCACCGGCGCGCCGCCCACAAACTGGAATTGCCGGATGTGCCAGCGGGCCGCCCAGGCGGAAACGGCCGAGGCGGTTTCCTTCAGGTCTTTGCCGCTTTCGTCGTCCGTCTCGCCGTCCAGCGCGTAGCCGTCGATATTCTTGGAAATGTACTTAGCAACGTAGCCCGTCGCGCTGCCCTTCTCCGGGTCGATAGCCTCCGCGTGAAAGCGGGCCTTGCGGGCCTTGTCGGTCGTCAGCTCGCTGCTGTCTTCCTGCCAGGCGTAGTCGCGCATAATCTCGCGCACGCGCTCAACCTGTTCGGGACGCATAAACATCAGCATGTGCCAGTGCGGGGTNGCGTCGTGATGAGGCTCGGCAACGCGGATCCCGAAGATGCGGATTTCCTCGCGGTGCAGCTTGGCGCGAATTTTTTGCCAGACGCTACAGAGATAGTGCTGAGTGTCTGCCGGGCTGGCGCCGTTCCATTTGCGGTTGCGATGGCCGGTTTTGATTGTGGCGTGATAACGCGCCGGGGCGGTCAGCGTGTAGAACTCGCCGATAAAGCCCATTTCGTTGCAGATGTTTTCGAAGCCGCGAATGCGGGTCATCAGCTCGCAGCGGCGGATCGCCGGATTGGCCACGCTGCCGTCGTACTTTTCAATCAGGCTGATGCGGTTGCCTTCCTCGTCTTCCAGCTCCATGCCCTTGAGGAACTCACGGGTGCGGCGTTTCTGTTCGCGCCACTCTGAGACGGTCATGCTGCTGGCGTAGGGGGTATGCTTTTTGCTGACGTTAGCCAGGGCAATCTGCAGGTGCTCACGCCATGACGCGGCGACGCGGCGCAGGCGGCCCTTCCACCACTTTTCGGTCTGCATACGCATGATCGCCGGGGTCACTTCTTCCGGGTCGAACAGGCGGGATGTGACCTTTTCCCACAGCGGCGGCGTCTGGCACAACTCGCGGGTAATAGTGGCGGCGGTCATGTAAACGCGGTGCGTGTACCGGTAATCTGACTCATCGCTGGCCTGCGCGTGCGCCTGTACCAGCTCGGCGAGGATGAAATTAGCCACATCCCCGGCCAGCAGATCGACGTCGGCGCGCGCCATGTCGGGCAGGCGGTTGAAGCGGCGCATCAGCTCCCACAGCGTGCCGGCCGCGCTGGCCGCGCCAGCCTGTTGAGCGGCGTTGCCTGCCAGCAGGTTAAACGTGCCGCTGCTCATTACACCGAGGCGGTACTGTTCACTGACGCATTCGACGCGTGGCAATGTGCGCTCAACAAAGGTTTTTGCTAAGTACGCATTGGCACGGGCAATGCCCTGGGTCTTTTCAAGCTCGCTGACGCGGCGTTTAACGTCGAGCTGGATCAGCGTCGGCTGCTTTTCCAGCAATTCCTGCGCACGCGCCAAAGCCGCAATCATCTGACTGCGGCTGCGCATTTCCTCATAGGTGGGATACGGGCTGGCGATGGCTTCCCGTGGAGCATTCCACGGGTAAGCGTATTCCTGAATCATTGAACCGCCTGCACTTCCGCAGACCAGCCAGCGCCTGCCGCCGGATCAACGCCGACAAATACTGCGCCCTCCTGTGGACGGCGCACGGCGATGATTTCCGAGGCGCGCTTGCCCTCACCGGCGGCAACGCCTACCGAGCGAGCTACGCTGATTTTGGTGATGTCGAACGCACGCAGGATGCTGCGGGTATAGAGGGTATCGCTGTTTGAAATGACAACAGGGCAGCGCTCAGAGACTCCCATCAGCATGCTGACCAGATCGTGATGCTCATCCTTGTCAAAGCCCGCCGAGTGATAGTCCGAAAACGTCCCGTCATACGGCGGATCGCAGTACACCACATCCCCGGCTTTAGCGAGTGGCAGCGTCTCGCGGAAGTCAGCGCAGATAAACGTCGCGCGCTGCGCCTTCTCCGCGAATGCTTCAATCTCAGCCAGTGGAAAATAGGGTTTTTTGTAGTGACCAAAAGGGATATTAAATTCACCGCTACGGTTGTAACGGCACATGCCGCGATAGCCGTGGCGGTTCAGGTACAGGAAGTGCGCGGCGCGCTCCAGCAGGGGTAGCGCGGGGTTATGGTTGAACGTCTCACGGACAGAATAATAACTTTCGCCTGTGGTGTTCTGATTGAACAGGCTGGACGCAACAACGATAAAGGGGCGGGCGTGCTCCTTTATCTGGCGGTACAGGTTGATCAGGTCGGGGTTAATATCCGCAACCAGATAGGAAGGGTAATCGGTGTTCATCATCACCGCGCAGGAACCGGCGAAGGGTTCGACCAGGCGATCGCCTGCTGGCAGGTGTGCCAGCAGCTCCGGCATTACGCGGGTCTTGCTGCCCGCCCATTTCAGGATCGCGCTCATACCGCACCGCCTTTTGAAACTTTCGCGTACCGTTCGGCCATGTCCTGACAGCTGACGCAGCGAGTCACGCCACGCACGGCGCGGCGGCGCTGTTCTGGGATCGGCGCGTCGCAGTCTTCACAGAATGAAGCCGCCACGCTGACCGGGCGGTTAACCACGCTGGCGATGTTGCGCGCCAGCAGCTCATCGGCGCGCTGCTGCGCCATGTCGATAGAGTCGGCCATTAGTGCAGCTCCTGCGATTCGCTCTGATAACGCTCTGCCTCGCGGCGGATCAGGTCGGCAGCCTCGACAGCAGAAAGCCCCTGCTGATGTACATGCACGGCCAGCTCAACAAGGCGCTCTGACACAGCCAGCGCGCGGTCTTTGCGTTCTTCAAGGCGCGCCTTGGTGATGACTGCAGCCAGCGCCTCGGTATCAGCGTCAAAATTAAATTTCTCGATATTTCGCATTTCACTTTCTCCAGAATTTGGGCAAAAGAATGCCCGGCGGGTTTACGCCATTTATTTGCTTGGGGTTATTTAATTAGGCAGAGCCATTCGTTTCGGAAATAAACTCACGACTGCTTTTAGATGATTCATTGCACGAATAAGCGCCGCTCTTTCATCAGTAGTCAGTTCATTAAATTCAGCCTCGTGCCTGTCTTTACCGATGTTTGCCAGGAAGAGAATCGCGCTCAGTGCGCGTTTGTTGTCCTGATAATTACTGTCTGTCACATCGCGCATTTCAGAGAAAAAACGGGTCATATCTTTTTCACAGTTGCCGCCCATCAGCTGCGCGCGGATTAAGGCAACGTGATTCAGCGCCGAAACCCGTTGGCCGGCAGTAAGCTCGACCAGCATTGAATCGCCTTCGATAGCCATGTTTTACCTCTTTGCTCTTTTACCTGTACCTGCTGGCTAAGTACCGGATGCCAGCGCTGACCGTTCTCGCCCATGATCCAGCCATGCCCGTATGACATTGACGGACTCTGGCGCTTGAGGCGTGCAGCAAATGAAATCATCGTGCGCCCTCAACTGATGCCAATCGAAGCACCCAGCCCGCTGATAGCGTCAACGGTTGAGGCTAAGGTCGGGTTAGAGTGAACGCGGTTCTGCACGGCCAGCGCGGCCAGCATCATGCAGCGAATCCCGGTATTGGCAGCTTCCAAAATGCCGCGGCGGCAGGTTGCCGTAATACGCTCCGGGTTCGCGGCGTTAGCGGCCATATGCCCGACTTCGGCGGTTGCCTTCAGCACATACGTCGGAAACTTCTCTTTTGCCAGCTCGTTAACCGGCACGCACGGCAAACACTGCAGCTGCGCCAGCATGCCGTCCATCAGCGTGGCGTCTTCGGTCAGATCGGTAAGCAACAGCACTTCCGGCACGGTCAGCTGATGCACCTGCTCAGGGTTCAGCTTGTTGCGCAGGGTCTGCACTTTCATACCTGCCCGCTGCGCCAGTTCTGCCATGTTGTGCGTGAGCGCAAACTTGCGGCAGGCGTCGTCATATTCGTTATGGGTGGAAGTCTTAAAATCAAACATGGTCATTCCTTTGCTCAACTTAAATAATTAAGTTGTTACGCAGCAACGTATCTGCAATTGACACCTTGAGCGAGCAAACGCGCGCGGAAGGCAACCATGTTGATTCGGGCAGCGCCACCGTCTTTTTTACGTGGCATAACAAGGAGGTCGCCATCAGCAACCATCTGTTTTACGGTGCGAAGGCTGTAACCATAGGCCTGCGCAAACTGTTCATAGGTCATCAGATCGGGGCCGCTTGGTATTGTAATTTGAGGGGTCATGAGGGATTATCTCCGTTTGTGGTGATTCTGGTGCATTGGCGTGCATCCAAACTAACGAAATGGATAATATGATCCAAATGGATATATGTAAAGTGATCATAAAGGATTATTTGAAGGGCTTATGAGCGATTCCAACAAAGATACGAAGGCCATACTAGAACGAATCCTTAGATCTTATGGTGTTAGCTCACGGCCTGAGCTAGCTGAACTCCTGAAAATTCCTTTACCTACAATCCAGAATTGGGTATCTCGGCAAAGCCTGCCAGGCGATTACATCATCCAGTGCTCCCTGGATACAGGAGCTGACATTAGATGGTTAATGGATGGTGAGCTTGCAAATGTAAGTTCAGATGGTGAGAGGCACCCACGCTTATCAGGGAAGAAGCTGCACGAACATATGCTGGCAAGTGGAGGAAAGACTGTACTCCAGCGCGTTTTGCATGCTTATGGCTTCACCATGCAAAAGCAACTTGGTGAGCTGCTAGATATACCGTCCGCAACCATGAGCGCTTGGGTGCGCAGAGAATACTTTCCTGGTGATGTGGTAATTACTTGCGCTCTTGATACGGGCGTTTCACTTTCTTGGCTTGCTACCGGCTTAGACGATAACTCGAAAAAAAATAAAAATACTCCTGATTCAAATGAGTTCTCGCTTCCAAAAAGAAGGCTGTCGGGTGGTGTGCTTGATGAATTGGGCTTTGTTAATTTGGATGTTAGCCTTTTCGGACTTAAGTTAATTAAACCGTTTTATCTTGAAAAAGGCACCTCTTCCTATCTAATTGAAGAAGACGTTAAAACAATTGGTAATGGTGACTGGTTGCTTGATATTGATGGTAATAAAGATATTTATACCGTATCAAGATTACCCGGAAACCGTATTAAAGTATCTAGTGATATTTCAGCATTCGAATGTTCTGCGAGCGACGTAACACCGATTGGCATCGTTGCACTCACCATAAAAAAATCTATATAGGTGCTGTATGGTTTATTTGTTTTTATTTCCGTTAGCAACTTTATGCGGCTGTTTGGCTGCGCATTATAATTCTAAAGTCGAACATACAAAAGGTTTCAAAGCTTTCTTTTTCCTATGCCTTTGTGGAGCCGTTCTTGGAACCATTATGCTGTTCAGCTTTCTAGCCCCAATCTGGATTTCATATGTTTTCTTGCTGGTATGTATTGCTATCGCTGCAAACAGCATCAGTAATTATCGCAAAACTCTGGCAGGCAAATAGATGTCAATAAAGAAGCTACCTAATGGAGAATGGCTGGCCGACTTTTATTTAAATGGGCGTGGCAGTCGTCGTATTCGTAAAACCTTTGTTACTAAAGGGGAGGCGGTAGCTTTTGAGAATTACACACGTGCTGAGGCAGAAAACAAACCGTGGATCAAAGAAAAAGAGGATCGCCGTAAGCTGAGCGAGCTTATAGAGCTTTGGGACTCTCTCCACGGGCAATCACTTAAGGCGGTTAAATCCCGTAAAGCTAAGCTTGATATCGTATGTAATGGCTTAGGTGATCCGATAGCTTCCCAGCTCACCGCAAAAGATTGGGCGCATTATCGTGACCAACGCTTGAAGGGTAAAATTTCCAATGGTTATCACGATGATGAATCAAAGTGGAAAGTAAAACCTATCACGGTCAACAGAGAGCAAAACTATCTGTCGGCGGTGTTCAATGAGCTAAAGCGGCTCGGGGAATGGAATTTGCCCAACCCCCTCGATGGTGTCAGAACGTTCCGGGAAGATGAAAAGGAAATGTCCTGGCTGACCTTGAGGCAGATCACCGAGCTGCTGGACGGCTGCGAGCGCTACGGCAAGCCTGATTTAACTATGATATGCAAAGTTTGCCTGGCTACTGGCGCGCGCTGGACTGAAGCGGAAACCTTGGCCCGTTCCCAGCTCTCACCTAACAAACTGTCATTCTTCAAAACTAAAGGCGGGAAAAATCGAACGGTTCCGATCCCGCAGTGGCTTTATGATGAGCTGAAGGAACGGCAGGGCAGGATGTTTAAGCCATGCTATCAGGACTTCAAGAAGATGCTGGCTACCACAACAATTCAGCTTATAGAGGGTCAGAAAACCCACGTACTACGCCACACGTTCGCCAGTCATTTTATGATGAATGGGGGTAATATTCTGGTTCTGCAAAGGATACTCGGTCACGCGAACATTCGAGAAACTATGAAGTATGCTCACTTTGCTCCTGACCATTTAGAAGAAGCAGCAGCGCTTAATCCTTTATCAAATTTAAAAGAGAGTATTGATAATGAATGATAATTCAAAGGAAGAAGGTAAAAAAATAAGTGCAGAAGAAAAATTTTCGCATGAAAGAAAGCGGCAGGGTTTTATCAATGTTGTAGAGGTGGTTGCAGTTTTTTTTGCCGCTAACATTATTATGTTGAGTGGCATATTTGACTCTACTCTTAGCCATATTATTCCAAACTATTATGACAGGTTTTTTAGAATACCTATTTTTTCTAAAGCCTTGTTTATAACAGTTTTACATATAATATTCACTGTGGTTTATGGTATTTCTCCTTTGCAGCTTACGTATAGAAGGCTGGTGAACCCTATAATAAGGACGGAAAATAAAGTTCATGCGGGTAGCATTAGAGTTGTTAGAAATAATTCTAAAGAGACTCTTGCATCTAATGAGTCTAAAGGTATCCCGTCTAAATCATCAGCTAGCCAAAGTGAAACTGCTGAATCCTATTTGAAAGAGTTGATTTTTTCATCTCAATCTCTTTCGAGAAATATTTATAATCGCGGAAGTCTATATTTGATGATAGGCTTAATATGTGCTTTTGCAGGCATTGCCTTTTTTTATTCACAAACTCACGTTGTTGATTCATCTAAAGCACCTTCACAACAAATTTTGTCAATACTGCCTAACTTTGGTGTTTTGTTTTTTTTAGAATTGGTTGCATTTTTCTTTCTTCGTCAATATAGAACGGTCATGGATGAATTTAGATATTATGAAGCCATTAAACGTTCAAGAGAAGAAACATTGGCCATCATTAAGTTCACCTTAGAAAGCGGTAAAGAGGTTGATCTTGCTGAAGTGATTGAGAAGGGACGGCTTGGTGGTACCCCTAGTAAACTTGAGGCAGGTCAATCAACAGAAATTTTAGAATCAAGAAAACTCGATAAAAGTGAACTTGAGACGCTAACAAAGCTTGTTGAAACTGTGGTAAGCAAGTTGGGGCAGGGAACAAAATAGCGCCTACATTTTGCCTACATAGCATGAATCTCACAGCACTTGCCTGCACCGTTTTTTATCTTAAGTTGATGTTTTAATTTTAATTTTCATATAAGTCAATAAGTAATTGAAAAAGCGTCTTAACTAAGGTATCGCTAACGCGACATCTAAAAGTTAATAGCAAACAAGGGGTTGGCGTGATGCCAGCCCCTTTTTTTATGGCTGCGCCTCGGGG